TAAGTATTTCCATTATAAATAGTCGTATCCCGGTATTGGGAATTATTCATGTATGCCGTACTCGCTTTCCATTCACCACGCGGACGAATAAGAGCACCGGGCAATCCTGTTGCTCCTTGTGTTCCTTGTTCTCCCTTATCGCCTTTGTCCCCTTTGTCGCCCTTGTCACCCTTCACCTTCGTCCAAGTATAAGCAGAGAATGTCGTACTGTCCGTAGCCGTGAAGTCGGTGTATTGTCCGATGTACGCGCCCGGAGTCTCACCACCGTTAGCGGTGAACGTCGTACCATTATCCGAGTATTTGATATGCAGATAGGTAGTCCTGCCGTCCGCTCCGGTCGGTCCTTTGATTCCTTGATCTCCTTTGGGTCCCTGCGATCCTTTCAACTGCACCCACTTGTATGAGGCGTACCCGGTCGGAGCGGTTGAGCTAGTTGTCACCGCGGTACCGATATAAGTATTCGGAGTATCGCTCATCGGATTACCGTTCGAGTTAGCGGAGTACTTCACATGAAAGAACTGAGACGTGCCGGGGATACCCTGCGATCCGGTAGGACCTGTTTCACCTTTAGGACCTGTCGCACCTGTTGCACCATTTATGGCACCTACACGAACAGTTGACCACGAAGCAGGAGATGTAGCCGGAGGAATAACTACACCCGCTCTCACCCATAGGTACTCATTCGTGGCACAAGCAGGCGGAGTTTTACTCCATCCACTTGCAGGTGCAACAGTACCAGACGTAGACTTTGCATATTCCTGCACTGGATACTGTCCGTCCTTTACTATACTGATCGTTATTTGTCCCCTTGCTACTATCATGTCATTATTTTAATGAAAGTTCAACTACAAATGTTGCTTTTACATCGACTTCTGACGCTGTGACAGTGATAGATTTTCCCGTTTTAACTCCGCTTGTCCCCCAGGCAGTATCTTGTGTTCCGTCCTTCTTATACTTCTTCCAGTCGAAAGTGAATTTGGTATCAGCCGCACTGTCAGCAAATGCTTCTCCATTTTGCCATACTTTGGCATTGATAGTCGTACTTCCTTGGCCGTTTACCAACTTGTCACCGGTAGTTGATGATACTTCGATTACATACGGGTCGGATAGGTCAGAAAACGAAATAATGTCACTTACTGACGTGTTATACGTGCCGCTCGCTGTATCCGTATCTTTGATAATACATTTGAACGATTCGAAGTTGAGAACAGCACTAGCCGGAATAGTAATCTCGTTCGTGGTTGTGCCTGTAATACCGTAAGCATTTGAAGCCGCTAGAGATTCCCAAGTCCCGTCCAATTTTAATTTGTGCCACTGATAGGCAACCTTATCAGCATCGATCCTACTACCTCGCCACATGTCACAATGTGCCGTTAACGTTGAGGATTGGTCGTTTTTGAAAACATTCCCCTTTGGAGCGTAGGCTATCGCGCAAATAAGCTGTCCGGCGTTCTCCGTTTTGGTGTAGTTGATAACTGCCTTAACAGGAGTTTCAAGTTTCGTATCGGGGTCAACATAAATACCGGAACATTCTATCTTTAACTGCGATGCGCTAGTCATGTTATTCTTGATAGTAAGCGCATAAGGCGAAGTAGCTGTAACCGTACCGCCAAATGCACTGATAGCACCACCGTTAATTGTGTAAGTTGGTGCTGCCTTCAATCGGCTGATTACATTCGTAGTCGTACCGGAGACATACAGTTCTGGAGTAATGACAAGGAACGGAGAAGCCGTCCAATTCGGTACATAAGAACTGTTTTCCTTGTTAAAGATTTGAGTGAGTGGTTGATTGCTTCCCAAATACATACTCACTGATTTTGCATCGTTTAAATCGACGATGGTAATTTGTCCTCTTGCGATTGGCATAATTTTGATTATTAATTTGTTACTACTATTTTTGTATTTCCACGTTAAAAACTTAATTATTATGAAATATTACCTATAGGTCCCATTTTTCCGGGATCATCTCCGCGACCAGATTTTGCGGCAGCTTCATGCAATTTCCTAAGCTCTTCGTCGGGAATATCTATTATCATTGGTGGTCCCTCTTGAAGAATCCGTGTGCCGGGGGGGAGCTTACTTAAATCTATATCCGACAATGATACTTTACTTAAAGGCTGACCGGGATTACGCTTGTCCGTTTCAGCAACTCTACAATTTTTTTCTTCCATAATAATAATCTTTAAAGTGAAACAATACAATTAAATGTTGCACGCCCCCAAACATCATCCGGGGTAAGTATAAGTACATGCCCGTGCCCGACATGCGTCTCGTTAAATATCTTATCGGTATCCGAATTGTTACTTTTCTTCTCCCACGAAAAGCGGGAAGCCGGAATGCTTTCGGTAATATCAGCATCTCCCTTCATAACATAGGTTGTTAGAGTTGTAGAGATTGCCCTGTTGGAGAATATATTCCCGTTTGAACTTAGGATATTGACTGTTACCGCATCTTTTCCTGCTGCCGATTTTTCCAGCCAGTCCGTTGCGTTTTCTTCCGGCTCTTGTGTTGTTGGCTTATCAGAGATGCATAGCCATGATGAGCCATTGTGAGTTACTTCGTCATAATAATAGTAAGTTCCCATCGCCCATTCTCCTTTGAAGCAAGGGACGCGACTTTCTGTTACCCCATCGTCGGAGATCTGTTTGATTACTCCTGTCATATAGATGTGACGCAGGTAAGCACTGTGTCCGGTCATGTCAATTCCAAATAGTTTCAAATTAGACAGATCACCTAGCTGCATCACGATCATGTCAGACGCAATTTCCCAATCGTTCACTCTTGTTAAGTAGCGGGAATAACTTTGTGTTGAGTAGCTAGACTTTTGTCGGTCTTTATTCGTGAAGTTACCATAAGCGACAAAATGCATCAATTTAGTAGGATGATGGGAGAATCCACTCCTTAGCACATATTTAAACGTGGAATTGCCTAATTTCTCTGTTATTCGGAAATAGGCTGTCTGGAATCCAGTCCGGTTATTAAATATGCCTTTGCAGATGTCGTCTGTTTCAAGACTTGCTAATTCGCCCGGTTCTAGTTTAAGATAGAGAAGTCTGTTAGCTTCGTCTACCTTTTCAATAATCCCACCGCCCGGAGCATTCCATTCCTCACCCGATATAACAGATACACGATTATACCTTAATTCATCAGCCTCAAGAAATTCGCGTATATGAACCGACTTAAATTCTGCTTCCCCGGAAGCATTGATAATCCATCCTAACAGCTTAGCTGCATAGTCAGAAGAAGAAATATCACCGGAAAACTTTGCGATACAAGCCGTCAAAGTTCCTATAACATCAATTCCACCTTTAAAATGAATCAGTTTTTCAGCTGTATCCTCTACGACCTTACTTAGATATTTCGCGTCTGCTACTTCTTCAGTAGAAATTTTGTGTAACTTAAAATGGTTTCTTCCGTCCTCTTTAGAAATAGATTCGTCCTCTACTAACAAATACAAACTCTTATCACCATCAATCGATATAACTTGCCCACGATAGGGAACATACGCTTCTTCATCTGTGTTACGTGCATATCTTAACGCATCTTCCATACTATTCCAAGTTTCAGTAGCGTCAATCGGGCGGTCTGACGTTCTACGGTATTGGATAGCTAGACTAGCACCCGGTATATTTAAAGATGCTAAACCGGCTAGCAGTACATTAACTAAGTTGTTTTTATTCATCTTTATGCTGTTTTAAAGGTGAACGTATCAGAGTCATTTGCCATGATAGACTGCACGATCCACATCTTGTATTTTATCGCTTCACTGTTATTTGCTCCTTCCACCGATATCTCAATTGGTCCTGAGCAGACCCCTCTGTCTTCGATGAAATTCCCAGGATAAGCAGTTAGCGTCAAATCTTTAATTGTATCAGCAGGAATACAGATCACAAACATTTTCCATTGTCCTACAGGAAATTTATAGGTGCCGGGACCGTTATATATGCCGTTAGATCCTAGTGCTCGCACGTCGGCAGAGGATTGAGGAATAGAAGAACACACGCCGGCGAACCATTTACGTTTGACGTTGACACTAATTGTATTATTGAGAGTTAACTCCCCCAACGAACCATCCGCACTTTTATTTAGCACTACAGTAGCCTTATAACTTTCCCCCGCAGTATAATATCCGTTTAATCGACGCACCGCCGTTTGCTGCCCGGAGTTCACTTCTGAGAAATTAAGTTTATTAATATTTGAATTGTCAATAAAAGCATTCTTAACAGGACCTTGCCCATTTAGTATTACAGTATAAGATATTTCTCCCTTTCCAGACCCAAACTCCAAATCGTTAGAAGTAGACAATTTACCTATTAATAAAGCTGATTCTTTTTTAGATAACATTGAAATAAAGATATCCTCAAAAGACATTCCTTCCGATAGAATATCACCAGTTTTAAGATATCCGGTTTGTTGTGCAGTAACTTTTATAGCTTTAGAGAGTTTACAATTACCGGAAGATTCAGAGCTTCCCGATCCGCTGCCTCCCTCCGAACCATTAAAGTCCGATATATCTTCCATAGTATGTTTATGCTTGTAAAAAGCATAAATCCCGTCATGGTTATGTCCTTTCAATGAAAATGGAGGATTATCCATCTCAAGTTCGTCAACCACTATCTTATTAAACTCAGCAGTATCCCCCTTAATGTGCCCTCCTACAGTAAGATTCTTGTCAACCGTCAGATTACCCTCTACGAGTTGCTCCTTATCTGATGAGATATCATCCCCGAACTCCCCCCATACCCTACGTTCGTCATTCCAAAATACGATTTCCCCTCCTATAGTAACATAATCCCCAGGACATCCTCCATAAGGATACGAATCCCATACCTTTTCCAAAGTATCGAATACACCCAAATTATGCACATCCTTCATCTTAAGAAGTCTTTAGCTATTGAAAACAATAAATCCCCTTGCTCCTTTTCTTTATAAGTCTGGCACACAAGTCCGGCAGCATAATAAATTATAGGTGTGTATATATGTTCACATATATCTATTGAATCGTTTTTTATAGAAGGGAAAGGCAAATACTTAGCCACCTTAACAGACACTGATTCTCCACCAATACAAGAATAAAACTCAAACACTTTTCCGGTCGGATAAGTCGTTATAGCACAAATCGGTTTGTCTATACCACCTCTTATTCCAGGAAATTTTGATTTCTGCAAAAAATAAACTGAGTCCGTATCTTCAATAGGAGTCACAACAGGTCTTCTCCAATCGCTCATTTGGAAAATTACCAATCTCATAAAATCGTCAGGAAGAGGCGTATAACCCATCCCTTTCCCCTTCGAACCACTTTCCCAATTAAGAGTAGTAGCAAAAGGAACTCCACCATCTAATAATCTGGAAGGAGAAACTTCTGCTACGCTCCTCGCCGCATCCAAAATTTTCTGTTCAATAATAGCGTCCATAGAAAGAGTATAGACATCATCAATAAAAAAAGTATTAACTTCATTTTCATCCAATGTCTTTCGGACATCCTTTATTACATCTTGAACGCTATAATTCATACTATTTCAAATTAGGAAATTCAATACCCAGTTCTTGTCCGTAAATCAATATATTCTCCTTACTCCGAATAGTCTTATCACATCCCTTCGTTAGCAGATACTCTTTAGCCTCCGCAAAAGAAGAAATATTCTCTTGGATATCTTTTCCAGTACTATTGGTAGCCTCTTCCCCATTGTCATCCTTAAGATCATTATTCTCGCCTAATGACTCCTCAGCTCCATCTTCTACCGGACCATCATCTTCCACGCCGTCACATTCCTCTTTTATTTTTTCCGTCACATGGATAATACTTCCAAACTGATCCAGTTTCTCAATACCCTCCTGCACAGCACGTTCACTTGTACGATATTGACTTTTTCCCCCGCTCATCGGTTCAAAAATGATTCTTCTTTTATTCCCGTTAATTTTTAGATTAAAAGAAATTTCAGACACACATTTATACACTTTTATCATATCCGTATGAATTAAAAAAGGGAGCGGGATTACTCCGCTCCCCAGTTATACACCCTGTTTATTTATTATTTACGCAGCTTTAGCCAACTTCAAACGAGCATGAGCTTTCGCATATCTCAGATAAACACAGCTAATTTCCTGCAATACAATCGCATCTGTATTTCTGACTCCCGAAGATTTCAAGTCCAGAATATTTCTACTCCAGCTCACAAAAGTACGCTTAGTCAAAAATTGAGGATCCAGCACCAAACCACAGTCACTCATGCCATTCTGATCGAACAGTTCATGATGAATAACCAAAATCTCCCCGAAATCAGTATCAAAGCTTTTAAACTTCAAACTCCAGTTCTCAACACTCTCCTTCAATCGGAACTTATCCGACTTAATTTTTGAAAATGCCGCAAGCATATCACTACCCGCAAATAAAATCTTACGCTTATTACCTACACCTACACCTGTAAACAAATCCTTCGTGATATCCACCAATTCATTATCAGTAATTTCAGCCTCACTTGTAGCATCGTTCCAGTCCCCCACAATAATATCCTTACCGGCCATCCACCAAATACCACCGGTAAACCACACACTCTGTTTCTTCACCGGATGTTTCGCTTTACCTCTCACGCCAAACAAGAAGGTATTCTCCATCCCCATTCTCATATCAAAGATAGAATCCTCTTCCAAGTCACTGAAATTCCATTCAACCTCCTTGCTCTGCAGCTTATCAAGAGTAGACTGTTCTACCTGCGTCATGAAATTCTGGCAATACTGTACCTCAGGAGTAGGAATATTGCTAAAAGAACTCGTCTGTGCGTCAAGTTCAGCACAAGCCTTTCCCATACGTATGATAACAGTACCATTCTCAATAGCAGGAATCCATATGTTATTCCCGTTACCGTCTTTCTTACCGTTTACCGCATATACTAAAGGATTTCCTGATGCAGCTGCTCCCGAAACACAAAGTACTAGCTCTTTTGTATCCTGCGTTGCACCATCATCTTTATATCCCATTACACCAATTACACGTATTGTGTCAGCTTCGCTGAACATATCAGGATCATTCACCACAAGCTCAGCCGTATTACCAGTAGTCTGAGCAGTAAAAGCAGCAGTCAGTTTCCCCTTAATCGGACGTGTACCCACAGTATAATATTTCACCTCCATACTCTTGGTACTCATAGCCTTCGCATGACGAGTAATCTGGTCAATCGGGGTAGCCATAGGTCTGATCTTCGTAATTCGTTTGTCAATCTCCTGAGTGTAAAGCTCATCCACAGCCTCTTTCCCATCTGTGATTGTAGCGGCCCCCGGAATAGTCTTACCAGCATCCGGCAAGTCCACTGCTCCTTCAGCAAATAAAACGCTACCCGAAGCTCCCGTAAGAAATGCCACGAGCATAAGGAGCATAGCTCCTGTCACTTTGAATAAAAAACTTCTTTTCATTTTGATGTTAATATTAAATTAATAATTATGATTTTTTCCCTCTGCTCCAGATATCATCGGAGTCATCATCCGAATATTTAGCCAATGCGCCCTCAATTACAGGCTTCTTGCCGGCCTTATTACCTAAGGCTCCCTGTCCTCCCAATTGAGGAGGAATCCCATCCGGGATTGTATTCTTTTTCTTCTCCTTGTCAATTTTTGCGTTTCTTCCTCTTATTTCAGCCTCGCGCGCAGCATTCTCAATATCCATGTCATGATTCAATCCCTTCAGCAACATTAACCATGTATCTTTAGTTACCTTATCCACGATAGCATCCTCCTGAATCTGAGCAAACATTTCAAATGCTTTATCCGCATCTTCATCACTGCATCCCAATTCATTTTTCGCTTCTTCCAGTGCATCCAGCGAGATTGTTATATTCTGTTTCGCCGCCTCTTCCAACTGGCTGTTTTTCGACTGTCTTTCAAGATAAGCATTCTGCTTTTCCACAATCTTTTCCTTCATCTCCGGATCATCCAAAGCAGCTCTGATTTCATCCTGCCCAAAATTATCAATCAAATATAAAAGCGGATTTTCCCCCTTCGTCATGGCCAAGAACAAACTAGCTATTCTCGGATCTTTATTAAAAGCTCCCAACAACTTTTCTTCATTCTCTTTATACCCCTTCAATTCACCGTCGTAAGCGTCATAATCGTCGTTGATTGAACCATACAAAGCCTCCTCGTCATCATAATTCAAATCCGGCTTCTTTGCTTTCATCCGCTCAATAAAACGCTGTTTTCCGCTCTTAACTACCTGTTCTTCCGTATCTTCCATATTCATATTGTTTTTACGTCATTCTTACTGCGAACAAATGTACAATCCATCCTTTAATATGTTTTTCTACATATTAACGAGTATCTGTTCATTCTCATTAACTTTGTATCAGTCAGCATGATAGTAACTCATTTTTTATAGCCTTTATGGGAAAAAGAGGAAAGAAAGGACGATTTTTCGAATATAGGGACGAACGCAATGCAGATTTGCTATGTGTATTTAGAGAATGCGTCATGAACTCACCAGCAGATGAAAGCATGGATGAAGTCTACCAACGCATTGTAAACAGTAAATCCAAGCGTTTCTGGGTTTCCGAAGAGCAAGCATCAAAAGTAGTATCCTACATGATGAAAGGGAACAAGATAGACTATATGAGCGACAATAAAAGGAAAATGTTCGAAGAAATATATATCCGCGTCATGAAAATGAGAGAGGAAAATCCGAACATACGACTATTCCGGCTGGTAGAAATAATAGTTTCTCAGGAAGCCCCATGCTTCTATATGACATCTGGATCAGCAAAAGTAATAATCAGTCAGATAAAATCAAAATGGTGCAAACGAAGATTACAATTATTGCCGTTCTTACGATAATATTTTTCTTGAGAATCCCGTATGAGCCATATGGGATTTCCTCCACTTCTCCTTGGTGGACACATTTCACATACCTGTTTTTTCATGGAGACATCATACATCTCCTATGCAATTCATACGCTCTATGGTTTTGTCTGGATAAAAAACGTTTCTCACCGAAAATCATCATTCCGGTATATCTCATCACCGTAGCAGCATCTTTCATCATATCATCCCCTATTCCCATCATAGGAATATCAGGAGCCATATTTTCCATTATAGGCATCAACCTATCAGCAATTCCCACCAAAACTAATATCATATATACAATTATAATACTTGCTACCGGATTCTTCGTTCCGCATATATCAGGGCTCACCCATTTAGTATGCTTTATCATGGGATTTATATCATCAGTCATCTATCGAAATATAAAACGCTTTAAGAATGACTATTGCTGACATCATAAAAGAGGATAAAAAGAGGCTGAACGCGATCAATAGCACATTCAATCCGTTGACTGGAGAAGGAGCACCATTAGAACGCATTCCCCTAAGACTAGCTGATTATGCTCTTCCCGTCCAATACATCCCTAAATCAATGAGCAACAAAAAACTCGTGATTGAACTTTCCAAATACGGCTCCATATTCAAGTTTTTAAAGTCCATCAACGTCCCCGATAATGAAATGGAACAGGAACGGGAGAATCTGATAAAACAATTTGTATTATTAAGAATAAAGCACGACTTCCCGTTTTGGGCATATTCCTATGTCAAAATAAAAAATAAATTAGGGGGGAAAAACATACCATTCAAGCTCAACCGCCCCCAACGAAAACTGCTGCTGGTACTTGAGCAAATGAGACTGGCCGGAGTTCCCATTCGCGTCATACTTCTTAAAGCCCGCCAATGGGGAGGATCAACATTAGTTCAGATATATATGGCATGGATTCAACTTGTTCACAAAGAAGGATTCTATTCCGCCATCGTAGCGCAGGATGCCGGAACTTCACGCAAAATACGAGCCATGTATTCCAAGATGCTGAAAGAGTATCCACCTGAATTGCTTGAACTGGATTCCTCCCGAAAATTAGAATTAACGCCCTACGAAGGTTCTCACAATGACACCATTATTTCCCAAAAAGGAGAAGTAGCCCGAGATTCCGTTATATGTATAGGAACAGCCGAACGTCCCGATTCTATCCGCGGAGGAGACATATCTCTGGCACACATGTCCGAAGTAGGACTTTGGAAAGCCACTGACGGAAAAACACCAGAAGACATCATCCGGTCTGTATCATCTTCCATCCTTCTTGAACCTCTGACAATGGACGTTATAGAATCAACAGCCAACGGGACCGGGAATTTTTTCCATACCGAATGGTTAGCAGCCAAAGACAAAAAATCAGATCGAACACCGATATTTGTCTCATGGTTTGAAATCGACATGTACTCCAAGCCATTTAAGTCCGAACGGGATAAAGAAGAGTTTGCAAACTTCATCATAGATGGAAGAGAGAATACAGAAGAAACATCCCGTTCCGAAAGCGGACGTTACCTGTGGAAATTATGGAAAATGGGAGCCACACTTGAAGCCATCAATTGGTATGTCACCAAACGAAAATCTTACAATTCACATTCAGACATGGCAGCAGAATTTCCGTCCGATGACATTGAGGCATTCAAACACTCTGGGAAAAAAGTATTCGACCAATATTCCGTAGAAGAATTACGAAAATACTGCCGTGATCCACGTTTCAAAGGCGAAGTCAGGGGAGATGCTACAGAAGGGAAAAAAGCACTGTCAGGAACAAGATTTGTGCAAGATAACCAAGGATTATTCAAAGTATGGGAACTTCCCGACAAAGAAATAAATGTCAGCAACAGATACCTGGTAGTAGTCGATGTCGGAGGACGTTCCGACGCTGCCGACTTCTCCGTCATAACCGTATTAGACAGATTCTGGTTGATGTACGGTGACAAACCCGTCATAGTAGCCGAATGGAGTGGGCACATACGTCACGACCTGCTATCATGGAAAATGGCACAAATAGCCGAGTTCTACAACCGTGCACTTCTGGTAGTCGAAAGCAATACCTACGAGAAAGACCAGGACACCGACGGAGATCACACCGAATATATCCTTAATCAGATAGGAGAAGTATACTCCAACATGTACAAGCGTGAAGCCTCTGAGCAATCCATCAAGGAAGGACGTCCCACCATGTGGGGATTCCAAACGAATCGTCTGACCAAACCTCTGATTATAGACAACTTAGTGAAATACATTGAAGAACAACTTTATATAGAAAGAGACAATGATACCATCGACGAATACCTCTGTTACGAAAAGAAAAAGAACGGAGCCTTCGGAGCAATAGACGGCAAACATGATGATAAGCTGATGACACGGGCCATCGCTCTTCACATCTCCAACAATATACCGATACCCAAAATAATAGAAAATAAACCCAAAGCAGCCAAAAGAAAAATCGTATCTGCGGCTACTTTATAAAAACATAACAGTATGATCAAAACATTAGTAAATTACATCCACTACAACGTGGACGAATTAAAATTGAAGTTTGCCATCCGTATGGCAGACAAAGCGCATTCCCAAAACGGAAAACGCTACTTCGTTATGCCAGACGAAAAAGACAAGCTAATAATTATGCACCGCCCATCATTCAAAAAGCTGAAAAATACCGGACGGATGTCATACCATGCCAAAGTAGCAGATCTAAAACGTGAAAGTTTCTATTTCACACCGTACTCTGTCAGTGTAAAGAAACAAAATGATCACCCCTCATTTTGCGAATACAAAGACAATGCATCTTTCCTTACGATCGAAACAGAATCCATAACTCCCGGCATTCAGGAATCCAAACGCATCATGTTCCACAAATACATGAAAGAATCTCGGCTCCAACGAAAGAACAAATATCGGCTACCACTTCTCACCCGTTTAAAATTAAAGTTCAAAATACTAGCCGTCCAGTACAAGATGGCAGTCAGATAAAACAAAACGGGTAGCCTCACCAGCTACCCATTATCCTATTTCATTGCAGCCTGCAACTGTTGCACAGCCTGTGGATTAGCGTTCTGAGCTACCTGTTGTTGAAGTTCCGGTGAAATTCCTTGCGGAACCTTCCCATTCTCTATCTCCTCCCGCTGGCTCTTTATACTTTGTAACAATCTGTCTGCAAAAGGAAAATTCCCATTTTCAAGCAATTGTTCTACACTGATTTGTCCCGCCTTCCATATTTCCATCAGGAAATCATTGGCAATCATCCGATAAACAGGAGTATTAGCGCTCTCTACGATAGAAAGGTCAAACTCAACATCATTTATCTTCTCAGGATCATACTCCGAAACACCATTCGCATTCTGTCCCACAATATTGAGCACCCGTTTACTATCATAAAATTGCTGAATGTTCTTCACCTTCTTTATACTCGACTCAATAATAAAGCTAGAAAACGACTCTAGCAAATCAAGCAAAGAAGAAGAAGAGTTCTGCTGCTGTTGATTATATAACGAAGCACTCATACCCGAATATCCGGGTTTTCCCTGAAGTGCTCCGGTCACCCCCGTCACATCCTCCATCAAGTTCATCTGCATCTGCAACATTTCCGAAATCCCAATATTCGTACTCTTATTCGCAACCTGTGTAGGAACCTTATCCGTCTTCCCCGAAGTATAAACAATCACCCCATTAAAACGTGCCCACTCATCAGCAAAATCCTCCACAGTCATATTCTCAGGTATACATTCCTCCGGAATCAGCAGTGCTCCCTTGGCACTGGCTCTGATTATAAAGTCATTCAGCGTAATCAATCTATTCACATATCTCTGCTGATCAATAACATCACTCACAAAACTATGAATCTCCCCATCAATGAAAGGATACAATTTGATCGTGTATGGATGACTTCTATGTTTATAAGGAGTCTCCCCCTCCATCAGACATTGCCCAAAAGGAGTCAGAAAACGATAATACCAATAATCATCCATAAACCAGTCATACTCAATCAACGGGATATCATCCTGATCCATACCAGCAGCTATACCCTCCTCTATTCTCGCCTGGTTCTCGGCCTCTATATTGGAAAGATTCTCCACCTCATCCTTATAATAATCGCCATTCAAATAGTCATGGCACCTATATCTCGGTTTCTGTTCTTTCCTCCACACCTCTATCACCCGACACAGGTTTGTATCATATGGAGATAGAAAATCAATATTTTCCAATCTGCTCTTAGCTAACCGATCCGCATACTCCGACAGAAATTTCCTATCAGCAGCCAAATTATATATTTCCCGAAACCTCTTATAATCCTCCGGAGACCTGGCAAAAGACACGCACAACCGTTCAAAAGTCAAATCATGAATCTCACCGATAAGAGACACATCCCAATGCCGCACATCCCTCATCACCCCATCAAAGAAAATATGATTCGGACTGACCATATCACTCCAGCAGTCCATCTTGTCATTCCTCCAGTCATACGTCTCCTTCTCAAAAGCTCCGCCACTGATAAGAAACTCCTCAAAGATTCTCCCATTCACCTCCTGCATGCGGTTTGCTTTCCAATTACATTGCAGGGCAATACTCATTGTCTCCCCCAGCTTCTGTTCATCCCTGTCATTAGCCGTACAAGTAGGCTCCTTACTTTGCCCTCTATACACTCCCATTACCGTACGAACCAGCCTCCTTATCAGATTATTTTTCAAAGGAATACTCCCCTGTTCCATGATATACTTTTCCTCCGTTATCATCTTCCCGTTCCCATCTTCCACCATATCACTCCATTGGTCCCCGTAAGTATATCTTTTATTTCTGGAACGTTCCTCACGATAAGGTCTCAACCCATCCCAGCAATGTTGCGCCTGAAGCAACACATCAAAATTATTTCCTAAATCCCTGCTACTCTCTCTTTTCACACTGTCCAGTTCTACATTATCCGTAATCCTCGACTTGGGTATCAACCTTCTTTTCGCCATGACATCATATTTTCGGCAAAGGAAAACAGAACCTGACAGAAGCACATTCTATCCATTAATCATAAGGGGCACCACTATCAATGGCACCCCTCATTCCAGCTATCTTATATCCTTTAGCTCATCTATCATCTCCATCTTCATTAGATTAATCTCCATCTCAATTTCTTTCTTCTCCTCCGGATCAGACTCCTTAATAGCCCTTCGCATGTCATCTATCACCGACTTATATTCCTTCATCACCTGATATCGTTCATACTCCTTAGAATCATAAAGAAAATCATACTTCTCAGCATACTCCTCAATACCCATCTCCGCTTCATTCTCATAACCCCTCAAACGCTGTTCCGTCTCCTTCAGTTCATCCATACATTGATAATAAACCTCATTTACCTTCCTAAACTCTATTTTATTATCGCTACCAGACACGAACCTGTTAGCCACCGGGACATTGCGCCACATCCGCTCATCTTCATCCCATATCATTGATATAGTCTTATACAATTGATTAGCCGTCTTCCCCATACCACCTAAATACCCTTCGAAAAGATGTTCAATTGTAGCTGGATTCAAATCAACATTCCCCTGCCTATACTTATCTCCACCTGATACTTCATTGATAAACTCCGCACTGTTTACCATCCATTTTGCGGTTCCGCTATAAGCCTTTGTCCACGCTGGCATCAACTCATTATAGTCCCCTTTCTTATAGATTGGCTTACCAAAGAAATCCCTGTTTGCAAATACCTGGTACAAAGGTTTCCCAGCATCAGGAACAATTACACTAAGTGCGTCACCATTGCCACCCAGTGGATTAATAGGAAGTAACTCTGTTAGTTGGTTCACCATATCAACAGAGGCTTTTTTTACGTCTACTTTCCCGTCAATCCCGTTCATATTGCCTTTTCCCATCTGATACCACATTTCCCCCAATCCGTAAAACGCTCTTAATTCAATGGGTAAGGGAATAGTTATAAAGCGCTCACCCCCTGTCCAAATACAAAAGTTACTTCGTCTGACCCATTCAGGAAGATTATCATAAGCATCCCTTTTTCTTATCCATTCCGCTTGTTCTTCATCAGTCATGTCATCATCACCATCACCTATCAGCATTCCGATAATAGCATTATTAATCATTGGCATCAATATACCGGCAGCTGCAAATCCTCCAATGGAAGTATAGAATTTAGATTTACTCCTCCCATGAAGCTCCTTGAAGTTATTCAACGACTGTACTGCTGCATTGAAAAATAAGAATAAGCTCTTAAATGTTCCGGCTCCAAGTCCACCCGCCCCTTTCTTATTAAAATTCACTGTAACCTCTTTAGCATCCTCGATAGATTCAGAGATACCCCTCCCCATTTCTCGGCTAGTCTGATAAGTCGTAAATCGACTCACATTCTCAGCGCAACGATTCATAAAGCTAACAGCATCAACAATAGCATGCATACCGGAAGATACGCTCCCCAACGTTCCATTCGACTTCTTCACATGTCGATCCATCTTCTTCTTGTACTCATTCACATTATGCAATGCAGTATATCCGGTTTCTCCGCCATTTTCCAAAAATTCAAGGAAATGCCTGTCTCTAGAATTACGCATGTCTAGTCTGCCTGATTTATACCGTGCCATTAGTCCGGCAATAGCACCAATATTCTTTACTATATTCTTATCGAAACGCTTAGCATACTTCCAATCCTCCTTTACCCAGATAGCAGATGTAGAGAAGATAACATCCCTACTCATATTACTCAATACAAAAGCTGGATTCCTAGTAGTAAAGTTAGCGGCCAGTTGTCTGTTCAATCTTCCAATAAGTTGCATCATTTTATGATCCGATGCGTCTGGATTAGTCAATCCGTTAATAGCTTGGGAAGCTCTCGGATTACCATTAATATAAATCACATACTCTTTTCCTCCGCTTTTCACAACTACTGTATGTTCATTCTTCTCACGTGTAGAAGCACGATAGTCAAGCTTTATCCCATTGATAGATTTGGTAGCCATCCCATTCTTTCTCAACTCATTCATTCTCGATTCATGAGCTTCAATAGCATTACCTATTTCATCCGCTGTAGCATCAACAGAAATATCTGGAATAGACTGTACCCATTTAGGATTTTCGCTGGAACCGGCGTTTTCATACCACATCGTCTTCACCGTAGTCAAAGACGTAGGATGGTTCAGAACCATATTGAGGAACTTCTGCTTCATCAGATTCCTATTCCCCTGCAATATACCACTTTCAGCCATATTCCCAATATTAGCAAACGGATCATCAGCCTGAGATTCCCTACCTAAAGCAGCTTTTACAGGAGCCTGAAAAGCGGAACGCTCAGATAACATATACTCATACACATCACTGGCTATTTTATCATTCCATCCACGCAACGGAACATAATACTCAAACATATTTCTCACCTTGTCATAGGTACTCCTTGTCATTAATCCGCTTTCGTATGACTTCTTTAGCGTATTCTTTGTCGCCAGATTAATCTTCTCCCAAAGTTGATCACATAATTCTCCATGAGCCTCCTCGAATTGGTCCACAATCTCCTTTGCAGCCTCTTCATAGTCTTCCTCTTCTTCAGTAAGTTGTGTAAGTCCCGAATAATCCCTCATGCGGTTCATCATATATTGCTCCTCATAGAAATCCTTCTTCTGAATATTCAATCCATCTAACTTTTCCTCCCACTCATCATAGCTGATATCACCCTTATCGAGTAATCTGTTGACATCAGAGATCTTTTCATCAAACTCATCGTTAGCAGCTTGTTCCGCATCCCGTTTAGCAAACACAATATTTCTTTCAAGTCCATGTTTCGCCATCACATAAGCATTGACTTCATCACGATTCACCTTTTTATCCGTAATCGCTTTGATAGCATCCAACATCGGACGAAGAAACTTATCCTTATACACTTCTGTTTCAAATGCGCTCTTGCTGCTCATTTGATTTTCCGCCATATAAGCATCCTCGAAATATTTTAAGACCTCTCCCGATTCTTTAATGATGGCATCCTGTAGTTTTTTCAGCGCAAGCATACTGTCTTGATAAGCCTCTTTCCATCGATACATTCTATTCTTTGTCTTATCTAAAGCATCCTCATACTCTCTCTTCGCAATATCTTTCTCCTCCCGCTCATCTGTGTCTTCTTCCCTGAACCTAAATATCCGGTCACTCACCTCACGATCTTTCGCAATCCTATCCGCCTTCTCCACAATGCCGTCTCCATCTCTCAGACGATTCATTGATTTCCATAGAATATACCTCAAATCCTCATCTCGTAAAGACTTCGGCAATTTAATCCCCGCCCGTATAAGCATATCAGAGAAAAACTTCTTTATCTTCTCCCAAACACTCCTTTCATGAACATCCTCAAATCCCCGCTCTGCAAGAGAAGCTAAATACTCTTCCGTAGCAACTCGGATATCAAACTTATTTTTATGAACCAAACGATTAATGCGATCTCGTATTTCTTCGCTTCCCCCCCTGTATACATCATCCAAAAACACATCAAACTCTTCCCCGAACATTTCGCGAAGTCCCTTGTGAGCCACTACCTCATGAAGTATAGTAGCTTGTGCATCTTCCACACTATTCGCATTCGGAAGCACAAACACAACTTCACCAGTCTTCGGGTCAAACCACCCTTTAGATTCCTGTTTATGTTGTAGCATATCACTATCTGAATCCGTCAGTTCATTCACATCCCGCACAATACGCACAAGAGTATTCAAATCACTGGATAGAGACTTTACAGAAGAGCTTATTTCGTCTCTTGCTTCGTTTCTTTTTCTTTCAGATTCTGCTCCATCTTCTTCTCGTATTCTTCCAGAGTCAGTCCTTCCGCTTCCGCTCTTTTCCTCATTGCTATGCGGAGCTTCATCGTCCCGCAATTCAGCATCCGCTCCCAATTCTTGTCGAAGTAATCTTCTTCCTCTTTCATTTTCTTTTTCATAACCAATAAAATCTAGTATTTTAGTTACAACCTCGTTGTTCTGTATGGGGCCAAAGAATTTATCGAATCCTTGATATATCCCAACCTCTAATGAGTAGACAACACATTCCTCCTTAGCTGCCAACTCACTTTCTCCAAGTTGCTTATAAACTTCTAAGGCTTTATCAAACTTTGCTTTTTTCGTTGGATAAACAAGCGCAAACAATCCATTTATATCTTCCTCTGATAGTTCTAGCTTGCGAATTGCCCGATGGAAGTTTTCATGAAATAATGAAGACTCATAATCCCCACTTCCATTCTCTGCAAATATAAGTATTCTATCATAAAATGGAGAATAGAACGCAGATGTTTCCCCATCGGAAGCTATTTCTTTTATGTCATTCAAAAAACGATCATCAATAATACCAACCGCTTTAGCCTGTTCCACTGCCGTATCAGCATCCTTGATAATAAGTATATCCCCGCTATTATAACGAGATGCGAAATCATTCTGTACACGAATAGCCTCATCATAACGACTTTCATTTCCATCTTCAAACCGAAAACGAATGTCACCATTATCGCCGGAAAATTCGCCATTATTATCCGTCGCCGATTTTATCTGTGCTGGCTCCATGGCTATCCAAACCCGATGTCGAGTACCATCTTTATCATTATATCGGCCACCACCAATATGGGTAACGCCGTCATAACCTAATGATACAGGTAAATCATACAATATCTCTTGCGCCTCGTTTTTTGGATATTCATTATATTCAAAAGATTCTAAAACACTTTTATATACACTTTCATTCGTAGAGTCTTCACCTATCTCCACGCTAATATCATCTGGCAATGCTTCTTTCCAGCCTTCAGCAATATTATGGCTATTTATGTCCAACGGGTGACGTATATTCAAGAATACGCCATACACCTGCTTCTTGTCACCCTTGCCCTTATCCGTATAAGATTCCGCGACTTCACGGTCATTAGTAAAGTAAGAACCTTGCCCAAATAACCCGAAATTAGAACCATAAGTATTGAATATTGTAAATCCACCGGTAGATGTACCATGATAAACCACCAAAGGTTCCCCATTCTCATCCAAAACTTTTGAAGCATTCTCCGGATCATGTTCCCAGTCACCAAACCAATCCTTAAAAGCCTCTGATCTTACTTGAATCCATTGCCTTTCATCCAGCCTTGAAGGTCTCCCATTCGGAGCTTTCATATGCCCCGCATCCTTTTCCACATTGACAGGCTTCACACTCTTATACTCTGCAAACGGTTTCGTTTTACGACGGGAAGAATTAACCCACTTTTCGAATATCTCCTTAGATACGCCTGTGATATTTCCAAGGCCTTTCCATCCTGGAGAATAATTGGAAAGATACGCTTCTTTCGCCTCATCCATAGAGTCGAATCCATACATAACCTTATGCTCGTCGAAAGAACCATCATCTTTAACCTGGTCCACAACATACACCCCATCACCTGTATCTCCGAGGAATATATCAATATGATCACCATCCACACCTTCAGTACCCCGAATATAGCCATAAGTGTTATTCATCTTGACGCTCCATGACTTGCCGGCAGCATCTAAGCCGCTGCGCTCACTACCTTTTGGATTTTCAATAGTAATATCGAATCCATCAACCTTTATATGACCCTTCTTGTAATTTCCGGCTTCCTTCTGTGCTTCCGTAGGATTAGTATCTACCTTTTGTTCTTCTTCATGCAAAATATGTGCGTCATTCACACGTTCAGCATATTCAAAAATAGATTCACCTTCTACGTGTTCAGGAGTCGCAAATATTGTTTTCTCTTCTTCTACGTCTCTTCCGGATATGTTTTCTGATGTAGTTCCATCCTCAATACCGCCTTGCAAGCCAGCTTGTACATCTCCTCTTTCGTCTTCGCCTGTTCCAGTTCGCCCGGACGAAGCAACTTCTTCTCCTTGCAGAACTGCATCGCTTTCAGCAGTTCCTCTGTTTTTTCTTTCGGTGTCATTATCTTCTTTATTTAATTCTTCTACAAATCTACCATAAAATTCATCTGCATCAAAGTCTTTATAACGTTCCCCAACAGAAGGAATAATCTGTTCTTCATATGTCTCGTAATCCTCAGGTGACATGTGGAAAGACTCATCACACCAACGCTCATACGCTTCGTATTCCGCTTGGCGTTCGCGTTCAGCCATAGCCTCCCGTCCTTTATTGATGTAGTTGACTAAATCCCCCTTGGTACGAGCAGATGACAACACCTCAATGATTGCATTACGTCCAGCATTCGGATCATTCTGATCAAAGAAGTTAGTACCATTCTCCAAGTCCGCAAGCATCAATTGTTCTCCAGCTTGCTCAATAGTCATACCACCATTTTCTTTGGAAGCAAACATCCCAAACATACCACGGGCATCTGTATTACTAAAACCAGTTTCACGCTTATAATCACCATATAAAAGAGGAAGTTTCCCGTTACCAAGCATTACAGCTGCCAATTCTCCACCATTCAAAGGTTCTCCCATAGATTTTATTTCCTCAGCTGCCACATCTCCCGGCTGTTCACGGGTAGCTTGTATCTGAGCTTCCATTTCAGTCCAATAGTCATTCTGTGCTTGTGCATCCGCCATCTCATCGGTCCATGCTTTCTTATCCATTTGGTACTTCTCAAGATTAGTACCCACTTTCGGTTTTCCCTTTTGAAGCTTCTCAACCCTTTTAGCGGCCTCAACCTTCTGTGAGTTCACAAACTCATCCGTTTCCGCATCGTCAAGACCATAAGCACGCATATCTCCCAAAGATACTTCCACAGGAACTTTATGATAAACCTTATTCCCTTTCTTATCAACCGGAATAGATACCACCTGATTCTCTTCAGCAGATTCCGTTTCTGTAGCGGCAGGATCAACCACCTGTTCCTGAGCAGGAATACCTTCAATAGCAGTTTCCTCAATAGGAACAACATCTATTTCATCGGCAGGTTGTTTTCCCTCATCATCTAACACATTGCTTTGTTCATCCGGCACTATCTCATCATTTACAACATCTTCTCCCGTCAAAGCATCAGAATTTGTATCATCTGGAATAATGATAGATTGCACTTGTTCATCAGACAGTTCGATGATTTGTGACTTTTTCCCATTATATTCAATAGGCTCATCAAATTGCAATATAGTAGAACCATCACTTTTTGATTGCACAGTGGCAGTAGCCTTGATACCTTGCATATCAAGAGAAATAACATCACCAGGCTGAATAGATGCAACTTCCTCCGCTTTCTCTTCCTCGCTGGGAGTTTCTATCTCTTCAGCGTGCCTTGCTGATTCTTGTTCACGTATACTTTGTGCAGTAATATCTTTCAATTCATCAGCATTGTTAGACGATTCCAATTTATACAAATCCTCAACAGAACGCATCTCAACTTTACCCGTATTATCACGAACAATAAAGCGACTGTCAGATTGTTTCCTGTCCACTATCCCATTTTCATCAAAAACGATCTTCCCGCTAATAGGAAACACATGTTTCTTCTCATCTACTGTAAGGGTCACATCATAGACATTCCCGTCTTGATGGGTAAGGTTCGTGATATATTGATTTGATTTTGCAACTTTCCCATCTATCGCATCACGAATACCCAGAATCATTCCATCTAATTTTGATTGAGAATTTATATAAGCAAGCTCATTCGATACATCTTCTCCTGCATCTGCACGCTGTCTGACAAGATTATATCTATCCTCATCCGATGCATAAATGAATTCATCATCTAGCTTTCGCTCCAATTCATTCATATTCCTTAATGCGCTCCTCTTTTCTGACCGGTCAGCTTCAGCAAGCTTATATCCCTCATCGAAGTTCATCTGAGATTGAACGATCTCATCAGGAGTATCCCCTTCCGTCTTTCTCTTCAAGTCCGCCAGACTTGCACCATGATAAGCTTTCAATCTTCCAGCGTATAACAAAATGGCCTGCTTGCTATCATCCCTTATATCATCATTTCTAAATGTTTCAGAAAGAATTGATACCAATTCAGAATCATCAGCCTGATTAATCCGTTCTTTCAAATCATTCCAATCCAGCTCATCAATCTCACTATTATTAGCCGCTGAACGATCTGCTTCATTCAACTTCTGTTTAGCTGAATATTTATTTTTCGCATATCCAAATGTCTTAATTCCCGAAAATAATCCGCCAAGTGAAGATACACCAAGAAAGGTATCTATCTGAGTATCCACATCAATAAAATCCGATAGATTATTATCTCCAACAGTTAATGCATTCATAGCCATCCCTGCCTGTTCTTCCAAATACTCCCCAATTGTTCCGTTCCACTGCGTTTTAGACTGGAAATCATCAAGAACTCTTGCTATATCACTCGATTTTATATCACCAACAACCTTATTGACCTTCCCTAAACCGATTTTACTCATACCCTTCCTTGCACTAGTCCCAAGTACACCACCTATCGGAGCAAGGTAATTACCAAACATTTCAGAGAAGTTTTCAATCGTACTGGCTCCATAAGCTTTTACTAACGATTTTCCCAAGCCTTCACCCCCTTCAGTACCACCGAAACGATAATATCCATCACTGTCAATGATGGGGGACACATCTCCAATCATCCTATCAACAGCATCAGCAGAAGTTCTCATCGCACCAGTAGTACCAGACATTATCCCTGCACCAGCAATATCTCCTGCTACACGTACTGAGTTACGAGCTATCTTTCCAATCGTACTTTTTGCTGCTTCTTTACCAAAATTGGAGATGATCTTCTTTGCAGCAGCCTTACTAATCGCCTCTCCTGTTCCCGTTGCAGGATTTATCATGAATTCAGCCATGAAAGGCAGAGATTCAGCAGTTGTCATTCCCGCTTTATAACCACGTCCCAAATCTCCAGAAAACTCTCCGTTAGCCGCTGCTTCCAATGCCACAGCATCAAGAAGGTTCTCTTCTTCATTACTCAACGGTTGCCCAGATTCATATTTTTTTGCGGCTGATGCTATAGCTAGATTGGCCTGCATATCTCTTCCTCCGAAATCCCAAGTACTAGCTTTTGATACTTTTTCCCAAAAGCCACGCCCAAATCCTGACACAAATGAAGTATTACCTTTTTTTCCTGCTTCTTCGATCATATTAAACGCATCATCTGCACGCTCCGAAGCCGCTCTGGTCAGTTCCACTTTCTTTTGTGATTTGGTCTGTTCTGGTGTTTTCATCTCAACACCCATCATTGGATCATTTATAGTAAGAAAAGGATTATTCATCACAGCATCATAATCCGCTTGCACCTTATCTCCCATCGCAGAAACATGTTGTTCATCAGCTTTTCCTTTGATAGATGAAGCCTGTTCAGCCATTTGCTTCCTTTCTTGTTCTCTCTCCTCATTCAAGGCCTTTTGGTAATAGTAAGATTGACTTTCAGGCTTCATTTGAGCATAAATACTATAAGGAACACCAAATATTGTAGTATCCTTCCCTTTACCTTGCACGAAACGAGAAACAGGAATATCAGTCTTCGACTCAACCATTCTATACCCTTTCTCTATCGCCTTCAAATAATTCGAAACAGGAAGCATCCCTTCTTCATCCCCGTTTATCGCTTTTATCTTCGCATCCGGATATTTTGCGGAAATAGCCTCTATATTCCCGTCAAACTTATCCTTGTCAATCGTTCTCTCCTCACCATTTATAATAACTGTATACTTTGGCATACTCCTATTCTTTTAATCAAACAACGAATCCACATCATCACTCCCCTTTCCTGACGACAAAGGAACAAATCCTAAATCATCAGTGTCGCTCTGCGGCAATGATCCGGCAGTAGCCAATTCATACCGCTTTTTATAGTCCTTCTCTAGCTCTATAGCCAATTGTTGAGCACGAGGAGAACTCATGATATATTTATCAACAATAGCCGCTGTTTGCTTTGCATCAGCCCCTTTCTTGCTTCCGTACCCATTCAATTGTCTGACTAGCTGTTTAGCTAATGCCGGATCACTCACTTCAATATCCTTTATGATTTCACTGGCAATCTGTCCCGCATTCTGCTCCCATGTATGTTTACCTACATAAATGCTACGAGTGCTGTTTATTCGCTTAGGTTCAGGAGAACCATTCGTTTTTTCGAATTGATACTTAATGTATTCCTTTTGCTTTTCCTCTTGCGCTTCAATGCGTTTATTCTTATATTTAATTTCTTCCCATCCACGAGCAGAAACATCCTTTTGCGCTTCCTCTTGAATTTCTTGTGCCTTTTTATGCAACTCGTAATTTCTGTCTCTATCAGCTTTGTTGAATTCATCAAGTACCTTATTTCTATCCTTAGTATCCTTATAACGCTCATTATCTGTTGTAACTTGCTCCTTATGCCATTCACCTGACCTCTTCCAGTTTGCATCATCACGATCTTTCTGATAATTAAAACCACGATCTCTATAATAAGCTTCCAGTCTAGCGTCATCCCACTTCTCTTGCATTTTCCTACGCCTATCAAGTATATCCTGATAACGTTTTGCATTAGCAGCACTCATAGATGTTTGTTCAACATTCTTAGCTCCTTTTCCTGTAAAATACAAATTAGAAATGGCGGAAGCTCCATCAGCGATAGCAGAAATAATACTCCTCGCTCTTTCTCTCTTCCGCTCCTTCTTTAGTTCTTCTTCAGTAGGCATCTTATCTCTCCAATATGCGTCTACCACATCTCCCATACTATTATACTGTTTAGGAGGCTGCTGTTCCTGCACTTGCTGGGATGCACCTTCTCCACCACTCAAATTATTTCCTTTAGATGAAAATTCATCCAACCTCGAATCATTTGGAACGGATGCCGGTTTAACTTCTGGCTTTGATTCCTCCTTTATTACAGGAGGAGCAACGGCAGGTTTCAACTTTTCGGTTTCACCTAGTATCATAGATTGTATTGATCCCATATCACTTATTATCAGGCAAAATAGAACTCATTATCCCAGCACCAGCAGAAGACATTCCACCAATGGCTCCAGCTATATTATTAGACTTTTGCTGTTCATTTCCCAACTGCATACCAAACAACTGCGCATCACGAGCTTGGTACTGCGCTTCAATAGCATCTTTCCTTGCTTCACCATTAATCGCTATATTACTTAAAGTATCGGCCATGGCTTTATTCTGCGCCTCTTTCTCAACAGCCAAACTCTCTTCCGTCCCTCCCATTACAGCAGCAGTTCCAGCAGCAGCGGCAGTACGATCCTTCATCGCCTCACGCATCTTCGTTATGGCAGCTTGTGCCTCTGCACGCTGAGTACTATCTTCGTTATACCTTCTGTCAAACCAAGCCTGGTTCTTACTTTTTTCGTCCGCAATCATACGTGCCTGTTTACGTGCAGACTTAGCTCTCATGATATCGCCAGCCACAGCACCACCTATTTTCATTGCTCCTCCAATAATTGCTCCTAACATATATACATATTTATGATTAATATTTAGAATGATTACACGAAAGTATCTGATTTACTTTGCGTGATAATTCTAAGTATTAACCTAATGCAGTCGAATGCAAACGATTGTTGTTTACATTAAGAGAGAGATGCCACAGCCCAAAGGAAAAACAGGAAATCCAAATGGTCGCCCTAAGGGCTCCATTAATAAGTCCACCCAAAAGATAAGAATGGCCTACACCAAACTACTGGAGGACAACATTGATAAGATGCAAGAAGACATTAATTCTATTGATAAACCGGAAATAAGGTTGAAACTTCTAATTGATATAAGCAAGTTTGTCGTACCTGCCCTTTCTAGCGTTAACATAGATACCTCCGAAAATGCACGAAGTTCTTTTGAGGACAGATTTAAGGAATTAGCGGCAGAAGAGGAAAAAGAAAAAGGCAGCCAATAAGCTGCCTCTTTTTAATGATGATCATTTACACAGATTTTTCCACCTTTTACCATCCGATTATACACTCTCATTTCTCCAGTATCGGCATTCTCAATCTTAATATCTACTCTTGTCATTTCTGGAATATCATCTGGCAGAAATTCGTTCATTTTAGTCATTACCTCCTTGATATTATTAAATCCAACATCTGCAATTTCTCCGATCTTTTTCTTATTGTAATATAGGGTAGCATATATAAGGGATTTGTAAGATGACACTATTCTATATGATCTTACCTCATTCTCCTCCGAAACATTGCAATTTTCTAGTTTAATGCCATTCACGACGTAATTGTAAAGAGACTCACACATTCGAGTTGTTCTGTACCAGTCTTCGCGAATATACCCTTTAGTTATCTTATGCCCAGAGGAATGGTTCATAGCAAATGCCACATCATCATCACTATACCCAAGCTCATTACGACAGATAGTAGCAAACGAATGCCGAAAAACATATGAGCTCATTTTATCTAGTTTATGGTATTTACACAACCTGTATATGCCAACATTAACACCTGCATTAAAACTCTCCATGGTGCTGAACTTCTCATGAAAGTTAAGATAAAAGCCAGTATCTTTCTTTCCACGATATTTCTTCATAAGAGCTTTCATACATTCAGGAACTGGCATTTCACAATATGCATTATCTCTTCTGGAATTCCTAGTTTTGCACCTATTGTATCTAATAACCTCGTCGTCACACATGTCTTCCTTCAAACAATATAAATCTGCAGTACTTATGCCACCTAAGAATAACATAAGAGTAGCAACATCTTGAGCAATCTCTTCCGACTGAACAATCAAATTAGTTGGAGGTAGCTCTGCTTTTATAAATGATCTCAAAACATCAACAGATACAGATTTCTTTTCAGGCATATCAGATTCCGGAATTCTAATTCTCAAAAAAGGATTACTTTTGATCCGGATAATATCTCGATCTTCATCATTCAAATCAAGCATAGCTTTTCTGAACACTTGCCTAATACATACTGGATACATTTCCTTTGCCCTAGCTGTACTAGATAATGACTCAATCCACTGTTCTAGAACCTTTCTTGTAAGTTGAGAAAACATCACCCTATTGGTTCCTATAAACCTTTCCAAGTGTCCTATTGCCAAATAGTAGTTCTTTGCATTCCTTTCCTGTCCACGATTATACATAGCATCTGTGAATTTTTTCGCATACTCGCTAAAACAGACATCTTCGTCAATCGAGTTAAGATAAGCAATAACCTCTTGTACAGTCCAGTTCTTCGAATCAACTTTATTAAGTTTCTCTACATATCCGGCAATAACATTAAAGCAGTATTTATTGATATTTACATCTTTAAATACGCCATTAACATCTGGAGAGTCTGATATCTTATCAGTCTTTATGTACCCATTTTTTCTATTTTGCACAACTTTGACGTATACAGAATATAATCCGTCATTTCTCTTGTATTTAACACATGCCTTAAATGTTGCCATATCTATTTTATTAGTGCGCTCTTAGTGCGCACCACCTTGCAAAGATATTAAATTTTAGTGCGCAAACAAGCATATTCCGCACAAAAAAGCGCATTAAACCATCCATAACAAAGTAGGGCGACTAAAGCCCTAACCTGCTTTAATCGCCCTACAGCACGCTTGTTTAGCGATTTCTACTATCCTTCTATTGCTGCCTGAGCCGCTGCTAATCTTGCGATAGGCACCCGGAACGGAGAGCAACTAACGTAATTCAAACCTACTCTATGGCAGAACTTCACTGAAGACGGTTCACCACCATGTTCGCCACAGATACCGCATTTCAAATCCGGACGGATAGCACGGCCCTTTTCTGTAGCCATACGTACCAACTGACCTACACCGTTCTGATCGAGCACCTGGAACGGGTCTACTTTCAGAATCTTCTTTTCCAGATAAACCGGAAGGAAGGAAGCGATATCGTCACGAGAATATCCGAAGGTCATCTGAGTCAAGTCATTCGTACCGAATGAGAAGAATTCAGCAGATGAAGCGATACGATCAGCAGTCAGAGCTGCACGAGGAATTTCAATCATAGTACCTACTTTGAAATCAATGCTGTCGCCCACTTCTTCAAACAACTTGGCAGCCTCTTCACGAATCACCTTCTCTTGTTCCTTGAATTCATATAAAATACCGGTCAACGGAACCATGATTTCAGGATGAGTCTCTACTCCTTCTTTCTTCAGTTCAAGAGCAGCACCCAAGATAGCGCGTGTCTGCATCTGAGTGATTTCAGGATATGTATTTCCCAGACGGCAACCGCGGTGACCCAACATCGGATTGTGTTCACACAGCGATTCTACACGTTGCTGGATATATTGCAGGCTTACACCCATCGTATCAGCCATTTCCTGCTGTCCCTTCGTATCATGAGGAACAAACTCATGCAAAGGAGGATCGAGCAGACGAACAGTCACCGGACAACCGGCCATTGCTTTAAAAATACCCTTAAAGTCGGCTTGCTGATACGGAAGAATCTTAGCGAGTGCTTTACGACGTCCTTCTGCATTTTCTGCCAGAATCATTTCACGCATTGCCTTGATCTTTTCACCTTCGAAGAACATATGTTCCGTACGGCAAAGACCGATACCTACTGCACCAAAGTTACGTGCTACTTCCGCATCGTGAGGAGTATCCGCATTGGTACGTACTTGCAGACGGGTATATTTATCTGAGAGTTTCATCAAATCGGCAAAGTCTCCGGAAAGTTCGGCAGCCTGAGTTTCTACCTTACCATTATATACTTCGCCCGTACTACCGTTCAAAGAAATATAATCGCCTTCTTTCAGATGTACACCGTCAATTTCTACTGTACGGGTCTTATAGTCGATATTCAATGCTCCTGCACCGGATACACAACATTTACCCATACCACGAGCTACCACAGCAGCATGAGAAGTCATACCACCACGAGCTGTCAGGATACCCTCGGCAACTGCCATACCGGCCAAATCTTCCGGAGAAGTCTCGATACGTACCATTACCACTTTCTTTCCGGCAGCATGCCATTCGGCGGCATCATCAGCGAAGAAGACAATCTGACCGGTTGCAGCGCCCGGAGAAGCCGGAAGACCGCGAGTCAGCACTTTCGCCTGTTTCAAAGCGGATTTATCGAATACGGGGTGAAGAAGTTCATCCAGTTTGTTAGGTTCTACACGCATCAAAGCAGTCTTTTCATCAATCATGCCCTGACGGAGCAAGTCCATTGCGATTTTCACCATAGCCGCACCGGTACGTTTACCGTTACGAGTCTGCAGGAACCATAACTTACCTTCCTGCACGGTGAATTCCATGTCTTGCATATCTTTATAGTGGTTCTCCAATTTAGTCTGCAATGCATCCAGTTCCTTATAGATTTCCGGCATAGCTTCTTCCATTGAAGGGAATTTTGCAGCACGAATATCTTCAGTCACACCTGCCAGTACAGCCCAGCGCTGAGAACCAACCTTCGTAATCTGTTGTGGAGTACGGATACCGGCTACCACATCTTCACCTTGTGCGTTGATCAGGTATTCACCGTTGAAAAGGTCTTCACCTGTACCGGCATCACGAGAGAAACAAACACCCGTTGCAGAAGTGTCACCCATATTACCGAATACCATAGCCTGTACGTTTACAGCTGTTCCCCATTCATCAGGGATACTTTCCATCTTACGATAAAGGATAGCACGTTCGTTCATCCATGAATCAAATACGGCACAGATAGCTCCCCAAAGTTGTTCGTAAGCACAAGTCGGGAAATCTTTTCCGGTCTGTTCTTTCACAGCGGCCTTGAACTTCTTCACAAGTTCTTGCAGGTCTGCTACTTCCAGCTCGTTATCAAGCTTCACTCCTTTTGATTCTTTTACTTCTTCAATGATTGCTTCGAACGGATCGATATCTTCCTTGTTCGTCGGCTTCATACCCAGAACAACGTCACCGTACATCTGTACAAAACGACGATAAGAGTCCCATGCAAAACGGGCATTACCAGTCTTGCGGATGATACCTTCCACCACCTCGTCATTCAGACCCAGGTTCAGAATAGTATCCATCATACCCGGCATAGACGCACGGGCACCTGAACGTACAGAAACCAACAATGGATTTTCGATATCACCGAATTTAGATTTCATCAATTCTTCTACACGGGCAATGGCCTTTACTACTTCATCTTTCAGCAACTCAACCACTTTATCACGTCCCAACGTATTATACTCCGTGCAAACTTCTGTAGTTATTGTGAATCCGGGAGGAACGGGAATTCCAATTAAATTCATCTCGGCAAGATTGGCACCTTTACCACCTAACAAATTCTTCATGTCGGCCTTTCCTTCTGCCTGACCATTTCCAAAGGTATAAACTCTTTTTTTATCCATAATATTGTGTTTAAAGTTACATTATGATTTTTTTCTGTTCGCAAATCTAAGTATATTTAGCAAACCAGAAAACTTTTTGAGAAAAAACTTTCTATTAAAATGCAATTTCGACATTACAATCTGGAATATTTTCATAGACACGAAAGTTTTCCAAAAAAAATACCTACTTTTGCATCATAATTATTAGATTGGTGTAAAAGTGGCAAGAAAGAGAAAAGAACTTCCCCTGCTGGAGAAGGTAACAATAACGGATGTGGCTGCCGAAGGAAAAGCCATCGCAAAAGTAAACGACCTGGTGATTTTTGTTCCTTATGTAGTGCCAGGTGATGTTGTAGACCTGCAGATCAAGCGCAAAAAGAACAAATACGCCGAAGCCGAAGCTGTGAAATTCCACGAGCTGTCGCCCGTACGTGCCGTTCCTTTCTGCCAACACTACGGCGTATGCGGCGGTTGTAAATGGCAGGTGCTCCCCTATTCGGAACAAATCAGGTATAAGCAGAAACAAGTAGAAGACAATCTGAGACGCATCGGAAAGATAGAACTTCCGGAAATTTCACCGATTCTGGGTTCTGCCAAAACAGAGTTCTACCGGAATAAACTGGAGTTCACTTTTTCGAACAAACGCTGGCTCACGAACGATGAAGTTCGGCAGGATGTGAAGTATGATCAGATGAATGCTGTAGGTTTCCATATTCCCGGAGCTTTCGACAAAGTGCTGGCTATTGAAAAATGCTGGTTACAGGACGACATCTCCAATCGTATCCGTAATGCTGTACGCGATTATGCTTACGAACATGATTACTCCTTCATCAATCTTCGTACTCAGGAAGGTATGCTACGGAATATGATTATCCGTACTTCATCAACAGGAGAGCTGATGGTCATTGTCATCTGCAAGATTACGGAAGACCATGAAATGGAACTATTCAAGCAACTGCTGCAGTTCATTGCCGATTCATTCCCCGAAATCACTTCTCTCCTATACATTATTAATAATAAGTGCAACGATACGATCAATGATCTGGATGTACATGTATTCAAGGGAAAAGACCATATGTTTGAAGAAATGGAAGGACTGCGTTTCAAAGTCGGTCCGAAATCATTCTATCAGACTAACTCCGAACAGGCATACAATTTATATAAGATAGCCCGCGAATTTGCCGGGCTGACCGGAAAGGAACTGGTATACGACTTATATACCGGAACAGGAACCATTGCCAATTTTGTATCCCGCCAGGCCCGTCAGGTGATTGGTATCGAGTATGTACCGGAAGCTATCGAAGACGCAAAGGTAAATGCCGAGATTAATGAGATTAAGAATGCCTTGTTCTATGCCGGAGATATGAAAGATATGCTGACTCAGGAATTTATCAATCAGCATGGACGTCCGGATGTGATTATCACCGACCCCCCACGTGCAGGTATGCATCAGGATGTGGTTGATGTTATTCTGTTTGCCGAACCGAAGCGGATTGTGTATGTAAGCTGCAACCCGGCTACGCAGGCACGCGACTTACAACTGCTTGACGGCAAATATAAAGTGAAAGCTGTGCAACCTGTAGATATGTTCCCGCATACGCATCATGTGGAAAATGTAGTGTTGCTGGAGCTTCGATAATACGTTAGTTGAATTGTTCGCAAAAGAAAAAAGAAATGGAAAAAAGACCGAGAAGAACTCCTGCAGAAAAAGCACGTGCCCAATATACGAACTATGCAGTCAAAGAGCCCATGGAACTAATGGAGTTTCTGGCTGCTAAAATGCCGGACGCAAGCCGTACGAAACTGAAGTCATTACTGAGCAAACGGGTGGTGTTGGTAGATAACGTAATCACCACTCAGTTCAACTTCCTACTGCAACCCGGAATGAAAGTACAAATCAGCAAGGAAAAAGGAAAGAAGGAATTTCATAACAGACTGCTGAAAATTGTATATGAGGACGCTTATATCATTGTAGTGGAAAAAATGCAAGGACTCTTATCTGTCAATACCGAACGACAAAAAGAGCGCACCGCCTATACGATTCTGAATGAATATGTACAGCGTTCGGGCAGACAGCACCGTGTGTTTATCGTACATCGTCTGGACAGGGATACATCAGGATTAATGATGTTCGCAAAAGACGAGAAAACACAACGGACATTACGTGACAACTGGCATGAAATAGTGACTGACCGCCGTTATGTAGCTGTTGTTGAGGGAACAATGGAGAAGGATTATGACACTGTGGTTTCCTGGCTGACGGATAAAACTCTTTATGTAAGTTCCAGCGATTACGATGATGGTGGTTCAAAATCCATCACACACTACAAGACAATCAAACGTGCTAACGGTTATTCACTGTTAGAACTTGATCTGGAAACAGGACGTAAGAATCAGATCCGTGTACATATGCAGGATTTAGGACATCCTATTATAGGTGACGGAAGATATGGAGGCGAAGAATCGCTTAACCCGATCGGAAGACTGGCACTCCACGCCTTCAAACTTTGTTTCTATCATCCGGTGACGGGAGATTTAATGGAGTTTGAGACACCTTATCCGGGAGAGTTTAAGAAGTTGTTCCTAAAGAAATAAAATAATAAAATTCCCCTTATTTGCTGGCAACTCTGTACATAGATTAGCCTTCAATAAGGGGAACTTTTATAAAAAAATCGATATTTTTTCCAATTCCACAATTCTTTTTTAGATCTTCACTAATTACTCATTTCTAAAGTAACGGTTCCTTGATCTATATTATTTGAATACAAACGCCCTGTAAGATATCGGCCTTCAACATAAACATCTGCTAATATTAATAAAGGATAGCCATTACCATAATCCAAGAATAAATCTCCATCTTCAATCCACCAGCGGACATCTAAAACAGCCGCTACTCTATCCCAATCATAATACCATTGTTCATCTACACCAAAACCATTACTCTTAAAGGTTATTCCACTTTCCACCGGACTATTATCTACCCAAAATCCTAAATCACCAACCCATGTACGCCCTACTATGTGATCAAATATAGTTTCATCATCTTCGCACGAAGTAAAGCCGACCAATAAAGTCAGCAACATGAGAACACCTACGTATTTTTTCAAATTCTTCATAATTTTCTAGTTTATTGCGTTTATTATTGCAAAATTAGCGTTTTTATTTTACTATATGCCTTAAGATGCAAGTTTTTTGTACCTTTGTCCCACTAATAGTAAAATTTACACATG